CTTTACCACGTCTCGAAAGAGATACTTTGCTTAATGATATCTAGTTGGACCCCAACCTGGCCCCCAGTTTGGCCCCAGGTCCAGAATACCGCATAACTCTGCGGTTCCCCCACTAACTCTTAATCAGCAGTGTTCCTGGCCCCAATCGGGTCAGGAACTGAGGACTTGTGCCATTTTATGGCATATCTCTGCGGTTTTTTAATTGTTGACGCCACTGATTATCCTCCCTTAAAATATCCCCATTGATCCTCATTAATACTATTTGATTCAACACAACCTGGCCCCCAAGGTGGCCCCCAGAAAGATGAGCAAACGAGATAGAAAAATTACCAGAGAATTAAAAGAACTGTCAAAGAAGGCAGAAGGAATTCCTTCGCCCAACTTCGGTCCTGGTTATTCAGTAGTCGAGGAAGCATTCGACAATGCTAATGGAACGTTCAACCGCGACGGTTGGCCGGTCGAAGTAGAGGACCGGTATATCTCACTCGGCCACAAGAGTTATGAATATGAATGGCAAGCGTTAGATAACTTGCTTGAACTGCTCAAATTAACCGGTCATTACGACGGTTATCGTTTTAACTTCTAACGGAGAAACTAAATGGAACTTAGTAAGAAAAATTTGAAAAGCCTTCAGGTAACTGGAACCCGGTATGAGGTGCAGTTAGATGCACCTGGTCTTATTGCCAGGGTCTCGGCTAAAGGTGTGGTGAGACTATTTTTCCGGTACTCATTTAATGGGCGTCGGTACAAGTTCACTGTCGGCACTTTCGTTGGTAGCAACCTCGATGTCTTGAGGAAGATCTATAACGATGCTGTCAGTGCTGTCTCATCCGGTATTGATCCCCAGGCAAAGCGGGTCCAGGAACGTCGTGAAGTTGAAGAAGCAAGGTTCGAAGATTCAAATGCCAGGAGTCTCATCCAGTTGGCAGATGAATATTATGAAAATTGCATCCACGGCAATAACTTTTGCAGACAGAATTCTCCGAAGACCTTGAGGGACAAAAAGGGAATTATCAATCGGGAGATTCGTCACTCTAAAATCGCCAACCGGAACATTAGCGACATCACCAGATCTGACTTGATTCAGTTACTCATGGTCGTAAATAATCGCGGTGCCAAGGTCATGGCGAATCGGGTCCGTGCCTTCGTGTCATCGATGTTCAACTGGGCAGTCGATATATCCTACATCGATGTCTCCCCGGCAGTCAGACTTCCTTCGAACGGTGAGATCTCTCGTACCAGAGTCTTGAATTCTTCCGAGGTGAAAAAGTTCTGGGATGCCATCGACGTGATCGAGAACAAAGATCAGCAATGTGCGGTCCGCGCCCTTCTCCTCACCGGCCAGCGTCGGAATGAGATCGCCACTGTCGAGGCACATGAGATCGAAGACGGCTGGTGGACCATCCCGGAAGAGAAGTCCAAGAACGGTAAGGCCCATCGGGTTTATATTTCAAATGAAGCATGGCCGTATTTCTGGAACGATGAAGGGTATGTCTTCAAGTCTTCCAGAGCGAACCACATCAATCGCTCCACTTTGACTCATATCGTCCCAGAGATAGCTGAAGCAGCTGGTCTTGAAGATGTCCGCTGCCATGACCTTCGTCGTACTGTAGCGACCTTCATCCAGAGTCAGTTCGGTTCAGAGATCATGGACGAGGTCTTGAACCACCAGAAGCAGAACAAGGTAACTGCAGCCTACGGTCTCTATGATTTCGACAAAGAGAAAAAGGCTGCGCTCATCTGGTGGAACAACAAGCTGAACGAGATCGTCAACGGTCGTACTTCTAAGGTGATCTCTATAGCAGCGTAGTTATTTCCAAAACCACTCCAGGGGGGAATGCCGTGATCGCGGTCCATTCCCCCTTTTCGTCTCTGGTGGTTGCAATCTTGACCACGTCCTTATTCTTCTTGATGAGGAACCCCCAACTTTCCAGGACGGGTGGATCCACATCTTCCTCCGGTTCCCAACCTGCCGTCGCAATCACGTCACGCCACCGTATTTTGACCAGTTTGGGACGTTTTAGGGTGTTTCCCCTGGTAGGTCTCTTTTCATGCACGTCAGAGGTCCGTTTCTTTTCTGGCAATACCTCAGAAATGGCATGAAACCGGGGTTTTTTCCATGTTTCTTGCAAAATAAACCCCTCCTAATTTACCCCCAAAAAACGGCATAAACACGCCATTTTTTTTAATGGCCCGGTTTAGCGGGTTACTGGACTTCTTTTTTCTCTAATATGGGATCGATCCAATCGGTGTGGATCTGGTGCCAGACCTCTGGGTTATCAGACCCCAGCCCGAACAACAGACAGAACCTTGCCATGATTGCCCCGCGCTCCTTCTTTGTCCCTGCCTTATGGTAGTCATTTTGATATTCTGGAATTTGATAAGGCACGAGCATAGCGGTATCTCCTAAAGATATGGGGCAAGACGTGGTGCGTTCTGCCGGGTTTGATTGATGTCTGTCTTTGTCAAACAGTAGTTGCATTGAGGAACTCCTGTAGTTCCCTACCCTCATATTTCCGACAGAGATATCTTAGGGAGAGTTCAAGGATGTCGTAGTTGCCGTCTTCGACATCATTGAGAATGATGACGCCCGTCCAGGACTCTTTGGCTTGCGGTCCCAGGTATTCTTCTGTGTGCAGGTAGCAGCTGCCAGCGATGAGGCCACGCTGTACCTGTCCATTAGGGAGTGTCCGCGAAGCCAGGTCTTTGCCTTGCCTGTGGCCTTGGACGAAGCTGAGACCCACATTCTTCAGGATGTTGTGGCAGGTGCCACCGTAGGGTCTCGAATTCATCGGGTGGTAAAAATAATGGGAGAACCAGATCCCCTCGATCTCGTTGACGGCCTTGAATGGATACACGTTCCATCCATCGAGGTCCAGGAGGTGGAGTCCAAGAATGCCATCCGTAGCTGGATGGTCATCGATATACCGCTGGAGTCTCCACTCATGGTTTCCCATGTGAAAGTGAAATTGTGGAAGTTCCTTCATCCTCTTCAGAGGTTTCCAGAACTGCTTCATTGCACGATTTCCCGCATCGATGTCAGCTAGGATGCGCTGACCTTCAATCTGTCGTCGCGGGGTATAAGTAGATAAAGATGAGAAGTCCCACCAGTCGCCAATCATTACGACATGATCTGGACGGTAGGTTTTGACTGATTTTGATATCCAGGTTATGTGTTCTGTTCGAACTCCCGGAGACACCTGGGTGTCCGGGATAACGAGGATTCGCACTCTATTGAGTTAGAACAGGTTGTTGAGGGGGTACTATACCGGTTGGTTCAACTGGTGGTATGCCAGCTTCTTGTTGAGGCCAGAATGCAGTTGCTTCACCACTAGGTCCAACAATCGATCCTGTTCTGTCTTGTCCTTCTTCAGTGATCACGTTTCCAACATCCATGGTTATCGAACTCATTCCCAGGATAGCGGAGATCTCGTCCATCAATTCATCTTGTCTGGCCTTTGCGCTATGTCCTGGTAAATACCTCAGTTTCATTCTGAGTAGTTTGCGAATTCTGTTTGCTTCTGATTCTGTATATAACTGCTGGATGATTGGACGACCGGATCCAAACATCATGCTGGCAATCTCAGCCTTCGGTTGTGGAAGTTCCGTAGAGAGGGCAACCAGTTGTTTGAAATAGGTTCTTCTTAGTTCTTGCCATTCGTCAGACGACTTCAGATTGTTGAGATCGAACTTTCCATAGTGATCAGATCCGAGAGTCTTTCGGATACGTTTCAGCATTGTTGACGACATATCCTTACCACCCAGAGTTGAGACACTCATCAGTACTCTGATTGTGTCTTCTGGGTGCTGTCCAATCATTTGGGAGACCAGTCTGTCCGGATTCTTTTGGAGTCCTCTGAAGTATTCACCTTTCAAGGAAATAGAATTTTTGACTGCAGTAAGTTCTGCCGTGTTGCCTTCCATCAAAGCACGATCGATCTTGCCGTGAATAACAGAATCGAAATTCTCTCTGACTGCAACTGTAGCAGATGCATCGGCATCACTAATTGCTTTAGGTATGAAGTTGCCGAGAACCTTCCTGACACCCTCTATCGTAGGTATGTTGTCCAGGAGACCGGTATCCTCGATATCCCCGAGAACACCCTCCATATACGATTGCGCTGCGTTACTGATGTCTCCAGGATAGAGCGGTGTATCCTCACCGAACATAGCGTCCATCGTGTTATTTAGGTATCGAGCAAAATTTTGTAGCTTTGCTTCCAGTGGGAGATATGCTGCACCAGTCCTAACACCCCGTCCACCAAGAATATCTGTTGCACCTGCTTTTCCGACTCGCAGACCTAATGCGGTTTGGGTAGCTAATCCCCCTTCTTCCGGACGAGGAACTGCATAACGAGATCCTAATGCTTTTGCTTGCGCTCGTTCTATCGCATCTCCCATTCGTAATGTTCTTTGCAGAAGTTTGGGATTGGTCAGGAAACGACCCATCATTCTGATTCCGATAACTC